GTAAATTGTATTCGATTGTTGCTTTCATAATTTTAATTAATTATGGTGATTAATACTTAAATTACATACTTTGCGCTTATTTTAATTAATTTGCGCAAGTTTATAATTCGCCAAATGTATTTTTTATTTTCAGTTTTGGCGAAATATATCATTTTGATTCAAGACATGTGGTAATTTTTACCCCTTGTCCTTTATCGATTTGTCAAGACAAAATTTGTCAAACCATTCCAGGAATAAATCAAAATCTTTTGCGATGAAATACGTTCCGCCGGATCGTTCAATCATTGCTTGATAATTCTTTTGAGCTTCGGACTGGCGATCCTTTCCGATTTTGACTTCAATCTTTACCGAACGGCCGTAAATGGTTGCCGAAATATCGGCGCTTCCAGGTGTTCCAGTTCCTTTCGTCCATTGTCCTTCGGTCATCGTTCCGTCGGTTCGTCGTGACCTTCGAAATACTCCCATTGTATTGATTCGTTCCGCTTGGAATCCGTCAAAATTAAGGAAGTCGCATATACATTTTGTCAATCCGTTTGCCGTCTTGTCGGTGTACGCCGTCAATGGAATGATGTGTCCAGGTGCGGACGGATAGCGATAAGACATATATTTGAATTCAATGTCTTTCAATCTTTTTTTTGATTCTTTGTTCATGATAATTGATTGTTAAGAACAACAAAGGTATCGCATTTATACTCGAAGCTGCCGTTTTTTTCGCCTTGTTTTTTTAATTGACGAATCTTTTTGAATCGTTCCTTGGAAACGTAACCTTTTATAAATGCCGTTGAATGATTTGAATCAACATCGACAAATAAATAATAGTCGCAATCTTGTTCAGCGTTAAATAACGAAACATTGCATTCGTAGTGACCTTTTGGCGGTGTGTTGCATTCCATTGTTTTGACTTCAATTTTAGATCCGTCAATCAACAAATCAAAGTTAAAATCGCCGGAATGAATGACAAGCTTGTCTTGTTGTTCGTAATAATCAAAGGCGACAATTTCGCCAATCGCGCCGGTTAAATTTCCTTCGCCGGACTTGATTGAATTTTTCAATGCGTTGAACGAATACAAATTTTTTGCTCGTTCGATTTGTCCTGGTGTAATTTCTAATTTTATCATTTTTATTGTTTTGCTTGTTTGTTTAATTCGTCCCAAATATCACCTTCATTTGTGACCGATTCTTCGTCAATTAATTCAAAGAACCGTCCGCCATGATCGCGTTCTTTTCTTAAATCAAATTTCTTAAATTTCGCATATTCCGAAATCCATTTCAAATATCTTCGCGATTCAAGGTCTTTCCAACCGTTTGTTTCTTGTTGGAACAATTGGATTGATGCATTGTTGTAATGGCGAATATTTGATTCGATGTGGCCGTCGTTCACGAAGTCAAAGAAATCTTTCGATGTCGCCTGAATGAATCGTTTTGAATCGGCATTGATTGAAATGGACGACGTCAATCCATTCTTCAAAAACTTTTGAAGATTCCGGATCATGTAATTGTCAAACCTCATCCAGTCATCAACCGACCAAGAATCAAACAACAAACGGCCGTAAAGTTCAAGCGGTGATTTTTTAGCATTAAAGTATTGAAAGAATTCCAATTCGTGCCGTCTTCGGTCGTGACTTGATCCAGCGCCGGCAATAACATAATTTGTTGTAATTATAATTTTCGGCGACCTTTCAAATGGAATGAAGATTTCATCTTTGTTTTTTCGATTGACGGTGATTCCTTCCGAAATCAAACTAAATAATTGTTCAAAATCAAAGTTCTTTTTTACGTCGTCAAACGCCAAAACTTGTGTGTCTAAATTGACGCGCTGATAAACGAAGTCACCTTTTGAATTGAAAGCTTTGCCGTCAATCTTTACAATTTTACGAATATAAGACAAGGCCGTCAACATCAATGACTTTCCAGAACCGCCATTTGCGTTGTCGTCGATTTCTTGGTCATTAAAAATAATTGCTTTTTGGTCGGTCTTGTCCTTGAACGTGTGCAATAAATATCCAAGCGTTGATTCAAGCGCCGTGATTCGCTCGGAATTTTCAGCCGATACCTTAGAAATTAAATCTTGAAAATCATTTTTATATTCGTCAACTGGAATGAAGTCCCTTTCCAAGATTTGATTTTCCCAAATATAACCTTCGACGTCAATATAAGATTGAAGAACTACGGAATTCTTGGTCACTTTTGCAACCCCATTTCGAAACGGAATCAAAGAAACATCTTTCGTATCTTGCAGCATCTTCAATCCAATCGAATCAATCATGTTCAAATGATTTTCATTGAACAAATAAGTTGACTTTGAACAATAGTTCCAAACTTTAATTTCACCGCGCGACATCAAGAATTGAAGAACGAAATCTTTTATTTGATCGGCCGATGAAAGACGAACCTTATTTTCTTGAACTCGAACGAATGTTGGTTTTTCAGCATTTTCCGGATAATACTTATTGAATCCATTCTTAACCAAAAATTCAGCATATTTCAACGGTTCAATTGTAATCGATTCACCGGTCTTTTTTTGTTCAATGATCCAAAAAATATCTTCGGAAGTTGCAAGATCCGTTTTAATATCGTCGATGACATCTTCATCAACATTCAATTGCTTTTTAATGTCGCGCAAATTTACGCCTTGTTTTAATTTCAATTTAACCTTTTGCACCAAATCGACATTCTCAAAATATTTGATTCCTGGCGATGCTTTTTTGTAAGCGCTTTTAATCGTCAAGATTAATTCAGATAATGTGAACGATTCCGAAATGAAATTCGCCTTCAAATAATATTCGGCCGTATCTTTTGAAATATTGTATTCACAAAAACAAGCGGCCACCTTAAAAATATAAGCGTTTCGGCTGCCTTCAATAAATGAACAACCAAAATCAAATTTCATTATTCGGTCAATGATTTTGTCTTCGTCGGTTAATATACATGTTGGCGCTTTTTCCGTGAAGTCAAATCCTTTTTCTTGTTCAATCACGGTGAATTCTTGACAAAATTCGTTGATGTAAGCTTCAGGATCAAATGATTCAAAACAAACTCTTGAAACGTTGCAAGATGTCTTGTCAAAGTAGTCACTTTGTATGTACTTTTCGAACGCTTGAAATCTTCGTTTGTGTTCGTCCTTAGTTGATTTTGGTATCTTAATAACTACTTTCAATCCTTTGCCACCTGGCGAAGTGAATACCAAAAAAACAAACGGACAATTAATCAACCTTTGCCGTTCTTCATTCATTGTTTTGTCGTCCGGATAATCGTCAAAGTCCAAAACACAAAGTCCAGAATGTTCAACCAATCCGTTGTCGTTTCTTTCGTTAAATGTTCCGTTGAACATAATGGCCAAAAGTGAATTTTTCAACGCTCGATGTTCTTCGGAATTTTCATCCATTGCACGAAGTCGGTCAATCTTTTTATTCAAGTCGGAATAACCGTTCTTTATTCGTTCATAAACATCAAGAATCGTCAAAGTGTACGGCGTTTCTTTGCTATTAAATAAACTCTTAAAGACGGAAAGTTTTGGAATTGTCATTTTTAGTCAATTAAAAAAAGCCAAAGAACTTTCCCGGATGCAGTCGGTACTCGTTCAATGGCCTTAAAAAATTTTGTTTGCTGCATCTATTTTGTAAAAGTAATTAAATTTTCGTAATCTTTTGCATATTTGTTAAAAACGTGACGATAATGTTTGTTTCGTGACAATGATTTGCGTATCGTCACGTTTATCGTCACGGCTTAAAATCAAAGTGACATTGACTTTCCGACCGAGCGTGACGATGTGACGATAAATTTCAAAAAAATTGAGATAAAAAACGTCTTTTTCATTTTTACTACAATCTCTCATTGTTTTTGTATCGTCACCGTCACGCTTTGACCTTTTTTGTTGACTGGTATTGCCTTTCAAGCCGTGACAAATGGTTGCGCTATCGTCACGCATCGTCACGCTTATATTGATTGTGGTTCAATCTGGTCTTAATTTGGCTTAATTGGTGCATATTTTTACAATTTATAATG